ATGAATGCAATTGCACCCGACGGATTACTAATAAACACGGATGACAACAAGCTTTATATTGGTAACGGTGTTTCTTGGGTTTTAGTTTAAGGATAACGATAATGAAACTATTAGCATATTTACAAGAAGAAAGAGACAAGCTTGCTGGTATAGAGGCGGGTGCTACAGTGGGAACTACTGTTCTTGATACGATATCGTTAATATCAACAGAGACAACTCAACAACCATCAGCACTGGATACGTTCCATGTAATAAACTTTAATCCAATAAACGTTACAAGCGCTAACAGCTCGATGTCGTATGACGCCACAACGGACAAGGTTACTTTCGGCGTAGGGGTTTATATTGCAGTGTTAGAAATTAGCTACGGAAGAACAGGGGGAGCAGGTGAGAGTATGCTTTTCTTTGCGTCGCGATTCGGACCAGCTGGCTTTGAGGTTGAGTCGGCAACTAGCTTGTTCGCCAAGCTAGATAACACTAGGACGGGCATTCCAGCAAGTTTGACATCCCTTCTTAATGTGACGGTGGGTGGGACAGAGGTTGACTTCGGAGTGTGGCGGGACTCGGTTGACGGAGGTAACAACTCAGGCGGGTTATTTCAAAACGTTCCTATGAGGGCGGGAGCCTCAGCATCTCCCAGTGCTTCAGCATTTATATATAAGATAGGATGACATAAAATGCCATACACAGCGAAAGAGAAAAAAAAGATGGACAAGAAAATGCCATATAAACCAAAGAAAAAAACCCCGACTAGGAGTAAGTCAGGGTATTAGAGTAAGCCCCCTTAATTGGGGGTTTATTTTTACTATAGCTTATTAAATTGTATTATGTGAATACTTTCCTCTCTAACGCCCCACTCTTTTGAAATAGAGGTTGTAACACTTTTAATTACATCGGCAGCCGAACGCTTTCCAGATACTTCTGATATCATTTGGCCGTAACCTGTATTTACATGGTTACGCTCGTCATTTGTTCTTTCTTTTAACACGTAAGAGGTAAAATATTCTATCATTTGTGCGCGTCCTTATTAGCTATATGTTTGTCGAATAACTTTTTATGTCTTCTTGCATATCTTGAGAGGAATATAACCATAACAATAATAACTAAACATATTGCTACATCGTAAAACAAAACTGATGCATAAATAACCCAAGGAAGAGCGCACAAAGCGCCAAGAGAAAGAAAAGAGTGAGATGCGCCGCACGCGTAAGTAGAACAGACCTTAAGCTTCTTTATGTAAGCGCCGTCACTATGATAATATGATTCTCTAACCTTGTAACCATAAAGCCTCATCAATAAATCAATCATTTTCGACCTGTCAGACACTTCACTGTCATCAATCCAAGCCCAAACCCACTGACAAACCCAGCAAGAAACGTAAGCCAAGATCCACAAAGCAAAAATAAAAACACTAACAACAACAGGAAAATATTCTTCATTCACCACAACCACCCCCTTAGTTAAAACACAATGTTAACACATGAAGCCGCCCAAAGTGGTCTAACCAGATGGTTGTGATATAATTTAACCACTATCAAAGAGGGTTAACACATGCCAGTAATGCAAATACCGCTAATCAAAGGGGATACAGTAGACGACAATACTGAGTATCGTGACTCGTTACCCACAAATATGTTCGTAGTCCCTAGAAGCGTGTTAGGTGCTAAAGGATACTTAATAAACTGGTATGGCTTAGCTGAGTTTGCCACTGGTCAGGGTATTGATCGCGGCGCAATATGGGTAAGTATTGAGGACTTTAGAGGTCATTACAGGGTTAGCGGAACGTCACTAATCAAAGTCAATTCTAATGGTGTTGTTGATGTTCTTGGTACTATTTTTGGTACTGATGAAGTTGAAATGGATTACTCATTTAATAACCTCGCCATCGTTGCCGACAACAGGCTTTACTACTACAACCCCACTGACGGGCTAAGGCAGATAAACGACCCTGACATAGGCGACCCCATAGATATCACTTGGGTTGATGGTTATTTCTTTCTAACTGATGGTACGGATATTTACCACTCAGATATTACTGACGAAGAAAGCTTTTTACCTTTGGATTTTGGTAACGCTCAAACATCACCAGACCCATCTCAGGGTGTAGGTAGAAACGAAGACAACGAGGTTGTTGTTTTTGGGTCGTTCACTACTGAGCCATTTATTAACGTTGGCACGGCTAATTTTGCATTCCAGCGTATAACACAGAAAGCGCTGAACATTGGAATCATGGGTACTCACTGTAAAGCAGAAATGAGCGGGAAATGGTACGTTATAGGAAGGCGAAAAGAATCATCCCCATCATTCCATGTTATTTCTTTGGGTGCCGAAAGTACCATATCAACCAGAGAAGTTGACAAGATTATATCTAAGTATTCAGAAAGCGACTTTGATAACGCAACAGTAAACCCAATGATAAGGGATAATATAAAGTTAGTTATATTCAACCTACCAAGTCACACATTAGTGTTTAATGAGACTGTAGCCGAAAAAATGGGTTTAGATAACGCTTGGACTATACTTAAGTCTGGTGTAGCGGGTGACGCAACTTATAGAGGTAAGCACCCAATTTTAGACCCTGATGCTAAAAAGTGGATAGTTGGCGACAAGAGGGATTCAAAGATAGGTGATATGGATCAATCAATCTGCACTCACTACGATGAAATAGCAGAATGGATAGTAGACACACCATTCATTAGGTTTAACGGAAAAATACCAAATCAAATAATGTTAGAAATCATATCAGGTATAGCGCCAGACAATGATGCCACGGTAGCGTTGTCGGTCACAACAAACGGTCGGCAACATTCTTCAGAGCAGTTTATAAACATGGGTATTAATAATGATTACAATCAAAGATTTATAGTTAGACAGCCTTTCGGTTTTGTTAGGCACTATATAGGGATTAGGTTTAGAGGTGCATCTAGGGCTAGAATGTCAATAGCAATGTTAGAGGCGGTGGTTTCATAATGGCTACTCAATTCGTTTCATCTATACAAACACTAAACTTAAGCGCGTCAAGCATAAAATCAATGACTGGCTGGCCAGACATGATGACAAATGATTACCTGACAAACTTAAGGAACTTCTTAGAAGTTGCACAACAAGCTGACCAAGTGCTAGACCAAGTTGAGATAAACACGGCTGGCATAGCAACGAACGTTGCAAACATCCAGATCAACACCGATGACATAGCAACGCTAAATCAGGGGCTTTCAGACCACGAAGCGGATACCAGCGCTCACGGGGTTAGCGGTGATAACGTTGGAACCAATGACTTTGCAAGTTCCACCACTGGCGGTGTAGTTCTTCTTGCCTCTCTTGTGGCTGACTTAGGTGAAATACTAACCTCTGATGTTGGCGCGGCTCCTTCTTTTTACAGTCAATTTTATACTCAAGATGTTACGGACTTGACCAACGAGAACAAAGCCAAGATTAACGAGATTGTTCTCAAGGTTAATGAAATTATCGCGGGACAGATAACAGCTGGTCAAATGGAGTCTACATGAATACATTAACGAAGATATACCCTATAGACATTCACCCTAGTAGAAAAATTGATATGAGCGCGTTAGCTGAAACACTAAAAGACGCTGATAACATAGATGGATTAGAGTCAATCGACATTGACAGCCCCGATCACCTTAAACATTATTTTGCTAATGGTGCGTATGTTAGAGAGATGTGTTTACCTGCTAACACCGCCGTTGTGGGTCGCGTACACAAGCACGAGACCATAAACATATTGCTTGAGGGTGAGATAACTGTTGTAGATGAAAATGGTGTTAAAACCGACTTCAAAGCCCCTCACGTATTCATAGCGCCAGCGGGAAACCAAAAGGCTGCTTTAACTAAAACACCTGTGAGGTGGCTTAACTCTTGGGCTTGTGACACGACAGACCCTGATGAAGCGATCGACTTGCTAACATGTGAGACTATGGAAGAGTATAACCTTTTCCTTGACGCTGAAGATGTCAAGTCTTTGACGGCTGAGCTAGGACATACAAAGGACTCAATGAGAAAGCTTGTAAGCACTAATGATGTAATACATAAGGCTCAGAGAAATATTTATATATCTGGTTCCAGCATAGACGGGTTTGGGGTGTTCCCAAGGAACGGATTTAAGCGAGATGATTTTATTGCTGAGATGAGGCTAGGGGAAAGTAGGACGGTTGCTGGAAGATATACTAATCATTCTTTAACGCCCAATTCAAGGCCGATGTTTGTTAATGGGGTGCTATCTCTTGTTAGTATTACTGATATAGCACAAAACCAAGAAGTAACTTGCAATTACAGAGAGGTTCTTGATTGCAGAAAAGAGCAAGGGGATTTATAAAATGAGTGCAGCAATTACGGCGGCGGTAGTAGTTGGAGCTGGAACAATGGCGGCAGCTAATAAGGCTGAAATATCAGGCCGTCACGCCCAAGCCCAGCAGCAGGAAATGCAAGAGAAAGCCTTATCGCAGGAAGAGCGCATGTTCGAGAGGGCTAGAGAAGACCGCGCGCCTTGGCTTGAGGCAGGTAGAGATGTTGGTCTTGCTGGATTAGGGCGCATGGCAGACCCAACCCAGCGCGGCCAGATGTACGAGGAGTTTTTTGCCAGCCCTGAGTTTGCAGCGCAGCAAAAACAAGCGTCACAAGATGTTGCTAGAATGCAAAGCGCGCAAGGTGGGCTGCGTGGTGGATCAACATACTCTCAACTTGAGAATATAGCGCCTCAACTTGGGTCTAACTACATGGCTGGAATGCAAAACCAGTTCACCAATCTAGCTAATATGGGAATGGGGATGGCAGGGCAGAACGCGGCAGGGTTCCAGCAGCTTGGCGGAAGTCAGGCTAACATGTATAACCAGATGGGCGCTAACCAAGCAAACCAAATGCTGGCGGCTCAGAACCAGCAAAATCAAGCGATTAGTTCTGGACTTGCTGGTATTGGTGAGGCTGCTGGTCAATATTTCGGGGGTGTGTAATGGCGTTAACCAACTTGGCTCCACCAGTAAACTACAATGTTACGCCTGTTGACTTATCACCAATCACAGGCGCGGCCATGGCTTATGCGCAAGGTCAGAAGCGACAAGAGCAGCAAGCGCAGCGACAGGAAATAGTATCCCAAGCTCAAGAGCTTTTTAGAGCTGGAGACATGGATGCAATAGGCGAGTTTGCTATTGCTAATCCTGAACTTGGCAGAACTATGTTCGAGATGGGGGGTATTCGTGACGAGGCAGCGCAAAAGCGCATGACAGGGCTATCAAAACAGCTAGCTATGTCATCATTCCCAGTTAGGGATTTAAAGGCTCACATAGCCCAAGGCGAGGCGGCTGGCAGGGATATGACCCACAGCAAGAACTTACTTGCTGATTCTGGCGGCGACCCAGCACAGCTTAAGAAGATAAGCGAAATGGGTTGGGCGTCAAACGACCCTAAAACCTACAAGTATTATAGGTCTTCGCTTCCTGCTGAAGAAAAACCTATGACCGCTTATCAAGCGGCAACTATTGAAGGGAAGAAAGCTGACCAAGCCTTACGCAAAGAGGAGGCGGCAATAAGGCGTGATTCGAACAGGCTTAAGCGTGAGACTGACGAACTTAAGCGTGAGGAGTTGAAAAACAAAATAGAAACATCAAAGCAAAAGGTTGAGGCTGCAAATAGAGCCAAAACTGAAAAGGTTAGAACTGCAATTAATGCTAGCGAATCCCTGATATCAAACATAGACCAACTAGCAGGTAACAAAGAGTACATTGACTCTCTAACTGGTTACAGGGGAAGGTCTCCCGTGTCACTTACCGACGCAGGAGTTGAAGCTGAAGCGCTGCTAGAAAATGTAACCAACAGCTTAACGCTTGACAACTTAAAGCTAATGTCTGGAACCCTTACGGATAAGGATATTGATCTATTAAAAAGCGCAGCATCTGGATTGCAGAAAGGTATGAGTGTTGATAGGTTTCAAGAGGTTTTAGGAACCATTAAAAACAAGGTTAAAACTGGAATGGATTCAAAGAAAAAGGCCAATCCAGAGCTTGGAGCCACACAGCAAACCCTTAGTGATAAAGACTTACTTAAAAAATACGGTGGTTAATTATGGCTGACTTGATGACAGCTCTTAGAAATGCTGATGCAGCGGGTGATACTGAGGCAGCAAACAGAATAGCGGCAATGATAAGGAGTCAGCAACCAACAGAACAGGCGGCAACTGGAGACCCACAAAGAGCTTACGCTATACCTGATGAGACTCCAATATCACCAGAGGAGAAAGCAGAGCTATTCCCTAGGTTTTCAACTGAAGAGCAGCTAGCAGCGGTTCCACAAACTGCGCTATCAATGGCTACTGGTGCCACTAGTGGCGCTCTTGGTTATGGCGCTGGATCTGCCGTGGGTGCGCTTGGTGACTTGGCTGGCGTATTATCACCAGAGGAAGCTCAAGACCTAGCTAACCGATGGGCTTCAACTCTGACCTATGAGCCTGATTCAGAGGCATCAAAGCAGCAACTTGCTAAGATAAGTGAAACTCTAGGGGTCTTACCTGCTGTCATGGGTTCCGCTCCAATGGCAGGGTCAAGAGCTGGCGCATTACAGTCTGCCAAGGCTCAGTTGAGACCTGAAAGAGTTGTAACGCCCCAGTCAATAGAGACGGCAAAAACATTCGCAAGACAGGGGTTTGAACCGTCAATGTATAAAGATATTGGCGAAGCTCAGAAAAGAGAGCAGCTAACTAGGGCTATGGCGTCAGGTGACAGGCAAAAGGTCGCGGCTATGATTGACGCAGACCCCGAGATATCCAAGGCAGCTAAAGACCTAGGATTACAAGAGCAAGGCCTACCCTCTGCTAGGTCTAGAAATCAACAGTACATGGAGACAGAACAAGCCCTCAAGAAAATGTCAGGATCAGAGTTAAGTAAAATTGAGACAAACGCCATAACAGAGCTACAACAAAAGGCTGACAGCCTTATAGAGGAGTACGGCGGAAGGCTTGATAAATCTGAATTATCAATGGACTTGGCTAAAAGGTCTCAAAAGTCAATAGATGAGCTAGGCGACATAGCTTCAACAGCCTATGACGACATAAACAAAGCAATACCAAGAGCAACTAGATCAGAGCTTAACACCACGGGTGCGGCTCTTAGGCAGGAGCTTCAGGACTTGGGCGGGGACATGGATCAACTAAGCCCATTAGAAAAGCGCTTGCTGAAAATGTCCGAGAATCCAAACACCACCTACGCAGCCATAGACAAGGTAAGGAAAGAAGTTGGCGAGACCATAGGCAAGCAGAGTGACAAGTTTAAGTCTGAAAGCTCAGGAACCTTAAAGCGAATATATAGGAACCTAACCGAAGATCAAGAGGTTGTTGCAAACAATGCTGGGATGGGTGATTCGTGGGAGGCTGCAAAGGATATAGTCAAGCAGAGGAAGCGGCTTGAGGATAATGCCGTTCAGATGTTTGGTAAAAACCTTTCCGATTCATTTATGCCTAAGATTGGGCAGTCAATGAAAAAGCTTAGCACTGGTGATTATAAAAAGTTCTTCGAGCAGATTAACGCAGTTCCAAAAAAGCAGAGACAAGAGGTTGTGATATCAGCCCTTAACGATGCGTTTACCATGGGTAGCCGTAAAGAAAAACAAATGTCTGTAGCAGGGTTCTCTGACTGGTATAACGGCCTAAGTAAAAACTCTAAGCTAAAGAACACTCTTTACCAGTACCTACCAAGAGAGCTATCAAAGAGTATTGATGATATGGGTAAGGTTGCTAACGGCATAAGAAAGGCTCAAGCGGCGGCACCTGTTGGCGGTCAGGTTATGGCGTCACAAAATGTTGTTGGCAAAATACTTGACGGTGTTGGTAGTAGGTTCTTATCTAAGATGCCTAGCCTTATTGGTGGAGTTGTTAACGCAGGTCTTGAGAAGTCAAAAACCAAGGGGGTTGACACAGCCATAGATGTTCTTAGTGATCCAGATTTTACTAAAAACATCGAAGCCATAGCTAGAGGGCAAGAAAAGAAGGCCGAGGCAATAGAAAAAAGGTTGATGAAAAAGAAAAAGGTTGCTGACTTCATGGATACATTATCAACCCCTGAATCCGAGTCTTTAGCAAGTCTAGGCCTTATGGGGTGGCTATCTCAACAGTCAGAAGGAGATGAACCACAAAATTAACCAACCATATAAAGCCTACTTAGGTAGGCTTAACTCTGGAAATGCTGCTATCAGCATCTGCGAGAAATATTCTATAGCAAACAGAAAACCCATAAGTAAAATAAACGCTATAAGTACATTCTTCATAATTAACTATTAATCCTTTTTTCTATCTAAGTTTGATTATTTGTAACTGATTATACATATTTGTAACCCCTATGTGGTCTAACCAGTTGCTTACCTAGTCTATAATAAAACTTGATGTATAATTACCCTACAGCAGCAAGCTAAACAAATAAGGTTATAAGATGGCATTAGGAACTGTAGATTTACCTATAGAATATTTTCCAGACCCAAACAAAGGCGGCCCATTATCAGGCGGGGTTTTGTTTGTTGGTGAGCAAAATACAGACCCCGAAATACTAGTTAACCGAAAGGACGTTATAGCTAGGGATAACCAAGGGAATGATACAACAATAACACCAGCACAGCAGCCGATAACCCTCAGTTCTGGAGGCGTTCCGATGTTTGGTGGGGAAATAGTTCAGTTACTTGTTGAAGACTTCTATTCAATGACAGTCTTAAGCAGCGCTAGTGTTCAGCAATATTACATACCAAGCGAGAATAATAGCCTTGTTGGGGCGGCAGGGCCAGCAGGGCCACAAGGTGCAGACGGCCCGACTGGGCCACAGGGTGCGGCTGGGCCTGATGGTGCCACAGGTGCCAACGGTGCAGACGCTACAGCTATAGGCGATATTCTACCTAGCTATGTGGATGAACCCACTATGAATGGATTAGGCTTTCTGAGGACTGGTACTGAGGTAAGTAGAACAACATACGCCGACCTTTATACACTGTTACTTGCGGCTGGCGCTGCTGGTGACGGTGACGGGTCAACAACTTTTGACATACCAAACTTAGAGCTGATAGGTGTTGCCACTGTTACCCCGCCATCATTCGATACGATTACTGGAACATCCCCTTCATGGTCTACCCCTATCGCTATAGCTCATGATAACGCAAATGATTCTATTTACGTAGGAGATAGAAACCTAGGCGCTGTTTATATATATAATGAGGGGGCAAACGATTGGACGTCAGTTAGTGGCGGGTTCCCTTTTTCCGAACCC